TGGAAATCGTAATCGTGAGCGCCAGCCTTCCAACGGTTAGCACCAGCAATCCATGCAGCAGGACTAGCAAATCCTGATCGCCCTAGTTCGTCGCCGTGCATTAACAAAGCGCGGTAGTTGCCAACTGCTACTTCTTGTATATCTTCAGGGCAGTCTTCCCAAGTTAATCTTTTTTCATTACAAAGTATTTGTCTAGCCATTTCATAAACCATACGATCAACATTGTCATTCTTAGGAACTTCAGCTCGCTTGCCACCTATACGCCCGTGGTTTCCCCACTCAGCAACAACAGTTACCTTTTCAAAATTGCTAAGCATCACTCTAACAAAATCCACACATAACCTGGATACGCTAGTGAATTGCCCAAACAAGGAAGAATCAATTTGCCAAAGTTGCGCCGGATAATTGAATAAACCTTCAACCATATCTCCACCAAACATAACTACACATTCCTTTACGGGATGATGTTGGCGTTGGAGTTCAGTAAGGTGAACAATTTTATCGGCAAATTGGAGAACTCTTTTTCTCATTACTTCGCTATTGTAGGAAGTAGTAACTTTAGACCCTTGCCAATCGGTTGAATGGACTAAGGCTACTTCAGGCTTTGCTTTACGATTATCTGTTTTTGGAGCAACAACTGGTGTTACTTTTCCAAGAGCAAGCATTGCTTCATAAGCGCCACGTTGGGTAGCAATTACAAGTTCGTCATTACGAATTTTGGCTTTGGCTAATTGTTTTTGGGTATTGTTTAACGCTTTGCGCAGTTCAACAATTTCAGGATCAGATTCTTTCTTTAAATCTTCTAGTTCATCCTTTAGTGCCACTAGCACACATCCCTCTACGGTGGCGGGCTAACGTTCCTTCTTGGATATTATGCCCGTTGTTTTTGAGAACCCTACTTAGGGCAGAACTTGAAGTATTTTTATCTTCTAATCTTTCTTTAATTGCTGAAACTTCTTCTTTAGTTAACGTTTCTAAGAATGTGCATACGCTGCAGACACCTCTACGAGAGTGAAGGAAATTGCCATCATCTTTAAGATCATCTAGTAATCCCATTATGCACCCGTGATTTGTATGCCGTGTTGGATATAACCGAGTTTGTCGTGCCAGGAATCTTTATGGTCGGGATTAGCAATGCAACGAACGGACTTAAACGCATCCATCATTAAAGCTACTTGCCAAGCAGGGATGTCTTCCATTTGAAGCATTGCTCCCCAAATACGCCCTGTAATGGAGAAATTTACTTCAGCATCTCCATATTGTTCTTGCCGATCTTCAAGAATTTTATCAATCATCTTCAACCCTTTCTATGAGTTGCACGAACATTAACAGATTATGGTCATTTAATCCTCTATAAAAAGTTCGTGTCGCAAAGAAAAACCCCCACAAGTGATCGGCCTTGTGAGGGTTGGGAGCGTATTAACTACGCACAAAATTATGATACTACAAAAGACCCACAATTAATAACAGGTATCTCCGGCGAGTCGGTAATACGCGCCCAGACATTCCAAGTTCCTACAGAAAGAGCTTGAATTAATACGCCAATATCCCCATTAAGGGTAGTTGCAGTTAACCAATCAGACTCAGCAGGGCGGGCAGTTGGCAATAAAACAGCTACTTCAACGTTAGTTGTTATAGGAACGCCATCCAAAGTAACTAAAATGGGTTGGAATTCCACACTCTCGCGTGGGTAAATGTTTGTCATTGCAAGATTCCTTCCCAACGCTTTTGAGCGAGTGAGCCATACTTATTTCTGTCGCTAAGCATACCATTAGACCGCTTAGAATCTAATGAGCCTTCAAAATTAACAAAGGCAGATACTTCTCCTGCCCATCTACGATCCTTTAACTCTCCTGCCCACGGGCGAGGGTAAATCTGTCCAAATACCACAATATCGTGATCAGTAATTGGGTTAGATTTTTTAACCTTAGCGTTAAATAAAGCTGTTAAGGCTAATGTTGAATCGGCATAAATTACTTTAGAAAGAATAGTAGATAAATCTGCTGTAATGCCAAGGTTTGCTATAGCAAATTTAATAAATGAAGCATCTGCGGTTAAACCAACAGTTACTGATAAATTAGAATCTGATGGTTTTGATTTAGTTACAGCAGAAGTTAATCCGGTAATTACAGTAGTAGATGAATCAACTAATTTTATTTTATCTGCTGATGAAGTAAGTGTTGTAGTTACAGCAGTAGAAGTTGCTGCAACCATAGTTTTTGTTGCATCTGCTGTTAATGAAGCAGTTATAGGCAAACTTGTTTGAACTTTTGTAGTAAGAATTACATCTGCGATTAATCCAACAGTTATTGCAACAGAAGAATCTACAAATTTAAATTGATTTACGGCAGTAGTTAAATTAGCAGTTACAGAAATATTAGAACTTATATAAAAAGTTTGACTAACATTTGCGGTTAAATTAACAGTTATGGGTAATGAACTTTGAATAACTTTAGTAAGTTTTACATCTGCGGTTAATAAAACTGTTATTGCAATAGAGCTATCGCATAAAATTGCGCTAGTTCCACTATTATAAGCAACTCCAACAGCGTTATAGGCAATATTTTGGTTATACGTTGCCATCGCTATTTACTCCAATACTGTTTTATTTAAAATTTATGTTTAAATACAAAAATTAACTTGGATCATTTATTGCTGTTGGTGCTATAAATTTGCCAGTTACTTCATCATAAGTGTAGCCAGTGCCAGCAGGATTCTCAGATGTAAATTCAATTAACTTACAACCTAAAGCAATCTCTGTCGCTTCTTTATCATCAGCCATAATTACATTGCTGACTTGATTGCCACTCATCATTGCATATGTTGCCATTGTTACTCCTTAGTAGTAAAGATAAATTACGCCGTTACCGCCAGCACCGCCTGTGCCTGAGTTGTTAGCACCTCCGCCACCACCTCCGCCGTTACCACCTGCACCACCGTTGTTACCTGAGCCGTTTGCACCAGCAGCAATAAATCCGCCACCGCCTCCACCTGCTCCACCTGTTATAGCGGCAGTTGATGCACTTCCCGTGCCACCAGCAAATTTGTCGGCTGTGCCACCTGCACCGCCAGTTTGCGTTCCAAGAGGAACTGCAGCAGAGATCCATCCTGCAGCACCGCCACCACCTATAAGTCCTTGACCGCCAGCGCCACCTGTGGCGTTATTAATAGCAGTTGTAGTTCTTCCTGGACCGCCACCACCGCCTGAAACACCAGCGCCTCCTGCTGCGCCAGTTGTAGTTCCTGTTCCAGAGTTACCACCACCGCCACCGCCACCATAACCAATATTTGTGCCAAATGCGGCGGCTGGCGCTCCTGTATATGAAACTGCACTTGCAGTATTTCCACCAGCAGTAATTCCTCCACTACCGCCACCGCCCATACTTGGTGCTACTTGAACTGTGTTAGTGCAGGCCCTACCTCCACCACCGCCTCCGCCAATAACCATTCCATAAACAGTTATTCCACCAGTAATGCCGTTTGCAGCGCCAGTTGCACCACCAGCCCCACCTGCGCCAACAGTGCAAGAATTGCTAACATAAGTCCAGCTAGCAGAATAACCGCCAGCACCACCGCCACCACCTCCGCCTATATATGACGTAGTTGGTGCTGCAGTGCCTCCAGCAGAGAAAGTTCCAGAGGCTGTGCTATTGATTGTAAAAGTTGTTGAGGTTGCATCTGAAATTGACGCGTTAGTAAGATTGTATGCAGTTGGTGTATTTCCAGTTGTAGTTATATTGCTGTCATAAGCAAATGTATTACTTGCAGTAAATGTAACAACTCCAGTAAATGTAATTGTTCCAGTTGCACTACCTGTAGTAGCATTTGCAACTGTAAAATTAGTTCCTAAAGTTGATGAAATTACAGTAAAAGCACCGTTGTATCCTGCTGGTGTTGCTCCAGCAACAGTAACCGATGCTCCAACTGGAACGCGAACAGTTGTATTGTAAGTAACTAGACCAGTAGCAGGAGAGCCAGCAGTTACGGCTGTAATGCTTCCACCTTGGACTATATTAGTAATTGTTGCTGTAGCTGGATCATAATTACTTCCACCACCACCACCGCCACCAATACATACCGCATAAACACGTTTTATATTACTAGGAATAGTTACGCTTCCACTTGAAGTAATAGTTTGTTGCAACGGCAATCCATAAGGAGTATCCGAAAAAGATGAATTCTGATATATATTTACGCTCATTTTATTCTCCTAATAGAAAATATGAATTACACCAGCACCGCCAGTGCCACCAGTGCCAGTTGCTCCGCCAGCAGTTCTGCCTGCTGCACCACCACCGCCGCCACCTAAACCACCATTACCACCATTAGTAGTTGAAGCATTAGCACCATTGCCTGCAATACCTGCGCCACCACCAGCAGCGCCGTTAGTTCCTGTTCCAGTAGTAGCAGTTCCGCCTGTATAAACTGTTCCATCTGGTCCAATGCCGTTACCGCCAGTGCCACCTGTGCGTGTGCCAGTTGTTTGAGTTGCTCCACCACCACCGCCGCCAACTAAACCTGAACCACCATTGCCACCAGTTTGACTATATGCGCCAATTCCTAAAGCACTTCCACCGCCACCACCTGAAATACCATCTGCACCGTTGCTACCATTAACGCCAGGTGTGGCTGTAGAAGCGCCACCACCTGCACCTGCACCGCTTTGACCTATACCAAAACCTGGTTGCCCATAATAATTTATAGAACCAGTGCCGCCACCGTTACCGCCGCCACCTAAAAATCCACCAGCGTTAATAGAACCACCACCACCACCTGCAATGATATGTCCATAACGAGTATAGCCGCCTTGAGTTACAGCACCAGCACCAATAATGCAAGTTGCTACAGCAGGAGTCCAACCCCAAGCAACACCGCCACCACCGCCACCAGTTAAATTTGTTCCACCAGAGTTGCCAGCGTTGCCGCCACCTCCTGCAAGAACTACATAAACCCAGTTAATGCCAGCAGGAATTGTTACAGCACCTGATGAGGTAATAGTCTGTTGTAGTTTTAATCCGTATGGTGTAAACGTAGAAGTTTGCTGATTAGGTGTAATTGTATTAGAAGATGTGTGCCAACTAGATACTTGCGAACCTGATTCGCCCCTGCGAATAGGATTAGACATTAGGAAATCCTATTTATATAACCTGAAACTGTAACAACGTTTGCAGTTCCAGCATAAGCATAAATAGTATTTGCTGCTGCTCCTGTGCCTGAAAGGATCAAACCAGGAACAACCAATGTTAAACCTGACTGTGAAGGAATAGTAATTTTAATATCATCATCGGGAGTTGTTGTTCCACCATATTGAATAGTTAATAAAACAGCAGCAGTAGATGAATTGTAGGCATATAGCCATATTTCATCAATGATTGATGCAGATGTTCCTGTTGCGTGAATGGTTGTTCCAGTTGATGCAGTTTGAATAACTTTTATAGGTGAGCCATCTACCTGCCCTGATAATGGTATTTTTGTAAAAGTTGCCATTGTTATTCCTTATCCGAAGATTTGAGTTGATAAGATTGTTTGATCGGAATCACTAGCTTGGGCGACTAACCGAGCCTTGACTGAAGCAAAAGTTCCCTTTGGCGAAGTTCCTAATTCAGTTTCAATTGCCAAAACAGCATCATTGATATTATCGTGCTGACCTGCGTGTGGAACAGTTGCAGAATCAAGAGTATCTGTTGATGTTGGATTAACAAATGTATCTAATCCTGATGGATAACTCGTTGTCATGGTTTACGCTGCTAATGGTGAGAGAGATACTCCGAGAGTAGTAAAAGTAAGAACATCTGTATTTACTACTGACTTAGAAGTAGTCAATGCTGCAGTCCAAAGAAGGTTTCCTGCTGTTGAGGCATCCCAAACTGAAATATGAGAAATTGTTTCAGTAGTAGTCATTGTAAATGACGGAGAGTTAGAAAGAGCAATTGCTCCTGCTGATGCGGCTGAAAATGTGGCAGATTGACGTGTAGTTACAGCAGATGCATTTGCAGTTGCAGCAGCGCCGGGATCACCAGTATGAAGTTTAATGTAGGTCGCAGCAGGCGCAGTAAACGCAGTAGCGCGGAGCATATTCAACCAGTTGTTTGCCAATGTTGTTGTGGCTAATCCTACAGTCATTCTGACTCCTTAATTTCGGGTTCGGCTTGGGTTACTTCCGCATCAGCAGTAAAAACTAATTCAAATGCAACTTTACTCATTTATTATACCTTAACCTTTAATTCCATATTGCTTTGTTAAAGCAGATACGCGCAAGATGGCAGAGGTCAAAATAGCTCCAACGATAGGAGCAACGGCTGATGGAAGGCTAATTGAAGGTAATTGATTGGCTAGTTCGCCAAGAATAGAACCCAATAGAGCGATTACTAGGTGGCGATTTGCTGGTGATAGTTTGTCTAACATATTTCCCCTTAGATTTTGTATTTTGGTCGGACAACCATTCTAACTAAACTTGGTGATCTATGACGGATATGGACACCTTCGCCATTATCCTGACTGCCACCTTTACCTTCGCCTGAAGTGTTGCCTTCAATGGTTTGGATTAAATGCTTATCTTTATCATAGCCGATAACAAGCCCAACATGGATTGATTTGCCTTGATGGTTAAAATCAAATAGGACAATATCTCCTGCTTGAACAGTATTTATAGGAACTTCAAGTTTCTTTTTCTTAGCCCAAGACTCAAAGGCCTCACACCCGGCAAATCCTTTGGGAGATTGAGCAATTAAAGCGGTAGCTCCTGGCACTTTTGAAAAGCACCAGGATACAAATATGGCGCACCAAGGCTGACCATCCATTCCAAACCACTTGCCGTATTTAGTCTTATTTATGGGTTCTTCTACTGTGCCTACTTCTGCTTTAGCAATTGCAATTACCTTATCGGCGGTTGCGTTCATTGTTTATCTATAATTAATTTAAACAAATCGTCAATTCTATTTTCTAATCTTGAAATGGAATCTTTTATCGAACTGCCACCATTGGGTTTAAGTTCGGTTAGATAAGATTTAACCAAGAATCGCACTCCACCTGCTAAAGCCCCAAGAATGGTGCAAAAGCCTAT